GGAACAGTTACAGGCGTAACGGCAACAAGCCCCGTTGCGTCAAGTGGTGGCACAGCACCAGTTATTTCAATGCCTGCGGCAACAACAAGCGTTTCAGGGTATTTAACTAGCACAGATTGGAACACCTTTAATGGTAAGGGTTCAGGAACGGTTACATCGGTCGCGGCTTTAACGATTGGCACAACAGGAACGGATTTATCATCAACTGTTGCAACAGGCACAACAACGCCTGTTATTACATTGCAAGTTCCAACCGCATCGGCAACAAATCGTGGGGCATTAAGTTCGGCTGATTGGACAACATTTAATAATAAAACTAGCAATACAGGAACAGTTACATCGGTTGCCACAGGAACGGGCTTAACAGGTGGAACAATAACAACAACAGGCACAATTTCATTGGCTAACACAGCCGTTACCGCAGGTTCATATACCAACACAAACATTACCGTTGATGCCCAAGGGCGTATTACGGCGGCGGCAAATGGTTCAGGCGGTGGCGTTACTAGCGTTACAGGCACAGCACCCGTTGTTTCAAGTGGTGGCGCAACACCTGCAATAAGCATGGCGGCGGCAACAACATCTGTTAATGGTTATTTGACATCAACTGATTGGAACACTTTTAATAACAAATGGACAAATGGAACGGCTTTATCAGCAACAACTGGAACATTTAGCGGCGCAATAACTTCTACTAGCACAATCACTTCAGGTTTTTCTGACGATAGATTAAAAACGCGACATGGCAAAATTGAAAACGCTTTAGACAAAGTGCAATCATTAGATGGTTTTTATTACACGCCAAATGATGTGGCACAAGCATTAGGTTATAAAGCAATTCAAGATGTTGGGGTTTCAGCACAATCAGTTCAAGCCATCTTGCCTGAAATTGTATTTTCAGCACCTATTGATGATAAATACTTAACTGTTCATTACGAAAAATTAGTTCCATTGCTAATAGAGGCAATCAAAGAATTAAAAACTGAAATAGACCAACTTAAAAACAAGGCATAATTATGGAAACCCAATCATTACTTAACCTTTTATTTTCATCCGCAGGGTTAATCCTTGGTTGGTTTTTACGCGAATTATGGGCGGCTGTTAAAGAATTAAAAGCGGATCTTGCAAAATTGCGCGAAGAATTACCAAAAGAATATGTTGTTAAAGATGATTATCGGCAAGATGTTAAAGAGTTGAAGGACATGATTGCCCGTTTATTTGATATATTGGAAAAACGCCGTAATGATTAACAGCCGCAAACTTGATGATTTGCATCCTAAAGTTAAAGGATTATGCGAACAATTTATTCATGCTTGCGATGCGGTGGGCATTGATGTTTTAATTACTAGCACTTATCGCGACATGGAATCACAAGGGGCTTTATATGCACAAGGGCGCACGACTAAGGGCAATATCGTTACCAATGCCAAAGCAGGGCAATCCTTTCACAATTATCGGGTTGCTTTTGATTTTGTTCCTATCGTTGGCGGCAAGTGTGTTTGGAATGATGCTGGTCTGTTTGCTAAGTGTGGGCGCATCGCGCAATCGCTTGGTCTTGAATGGGCAGGCTCATGGAGTGGTAAGTTTAAGGAAACGGCACATTGCCAATTCACAGGTGGGTTATCGTTAGCAGATTTTCAAAAGGGAAAAACATTATGAAATCGTATTTACTTGAAAGACTAAAAGAACCATCAACATGGCGCGGTCTGACGGCTTTATTAACTGCGGTTGGGGTTGTCCTATCACCCGAACAAATAAACGCCGTGGTAAGCGCAGGATTAGCCTTGATGGGCGTTTTGGGTGTATTTACCAAAGATAAGGGCAATGCTTAAGTTATTTGACATCATTGACCGCCTGCTTTTACTTATAGTGAAGTGGGCGGCTCAACGCGAACAGTTAAAAGCGCAAAAGGAACGCGATGAATTACTTAAAAACCCTGCCGATTGGTTTGCTGGTCATTTTAACAGCGTGCCAACAGATACCAACCAAACCGACCAAGCCAACGCTTCAGATTCAAAAGCAAATTGATGGTGGCATTTGCCTAACTAAAGACAACGCCGCAAAACTTGGTCAATACATATTGGAATTAGAACGCCAATAATTATTTGAGTGATATATAACTGGCGCAATCATCGCCACCTTTCCAAAATTCAGACCACGCTTGATGGTTGCTTGTTGGCATAACATAGCGTTTGCATCCTTGCCTGTAAGCGCAGACCATTGTTCTTTCGGGGGATTGCCCTGCACATTTTACAAAATCCTTGTTTCTAAAAATGGCATCGTATTTGTCTGCATAAGTGTTGCTTACTTTGCTAACAATGGCATCGCCAGTTATATCGTTTTTACTCATTATATTGCCCTTAATTTATTGCGTGGCACACTATAAAATGCACCATTGCCAACATCAGTTAAATTGGCATCAATCAAAAAATCTTCACGACTGATAAAGCCAACCACATCCACAAAATCAAAGCCAATTTCAGTAAGAATAAAGATTTCGGCTGGTTTATTTTCTGACCATTTTACAGCATTAAGATTGCCGCCTTGTTTCCTTGTTGATTTTACATCAATCGTTTTTCCAGTTCTACCTATAAGGTCAGCACCAAACTTTCTAAAATCGCAATTAAAATCAAAATGCACATTTAGCAATTTGGCAACGGCATATTCACTCATTACGCCATCAATAGACATATTCAAACCATTAGCACCTGATTGATTTCGGTCAGTTCCTTTTTCGCTTGTTATGTTAAAGCGCATTGTTCCTATAACATGAATTAAGTTTATTTCGGTATCGCTTAACTTAACTATCATTTTTTTGCTTGCATCCATCGCAACCACTATCAGCAATGCCCTGCTTGGTGTATTGGCAATCACGGGTAAAAACATAATCCCATGATGATTTGCCATTGCTATGAAACACTAGATGATGCTGGCATCGGTTAGGCACTAAATCGCTGTGGCATCCGTTCATACTTTTTTAGCCTTTATAATTGCTTTATTCCTAGCATCAACACAGTTTTTGCATAAAACCCTGCAACCAACCTTTTTAATTGCAGGCATTTTTTGGCATGACATACAAAGTTTGGTCATACGCTTGTTCCAATGTAAGTTGCCTTAACGCCATCGCTAAACTGCACTTCAACAGCACAGTCTTGCCCCGTGTTTCCAGTTAGTATTTTAAATACTAAGCAACCAATAGCAACCATTAGCACGATAAACAGAACGGCAACCACAACAGCCTTGTCGTTACCCCTTGGGCAATCACAACGCCCTTGATTACAGTTAATCTTGTTGCATGGCATCATATTCCCCTTGATTAAGTCTAGCGACTTTTAAGCCTGCGTTGTAACCAATATCAAACCAAGCCTTTTCCAAATTTTGCTGGTTTTTCTTTTGAAATTCCATGCCGCGTGTAAATGCGCGTTCAATAGTTTCATCAAACTGTTCATCAGTAATATACATAATAGTTTCCTTAAAGGGCTTGCGCCCTTGTTAGTTAAAACGGAATATCGCTTTCAATTTCATCAATCGGCTTTTCAGAAACCGAACCCGATTTGCTATAAGGTTTTTGATTTTCTTTTGGCATAGGTTCTTTCATCATTAGCCAACCATCAAAGTTAATTGGTAGGCTTTCAAGATGAATTGCTTGACCGCCCGATTTGGTGTCCATTACAACACCGCATCTAATCCAGCGTGTTTTTTCATCGCCGTTTTTGTCTTTATAAGTTTCGCCGCGTGATATTAGTTCATGGGTAATTGCCAAAATAATTCTCCTAATTTAAAAAGTTTAGTTCTGCATTTTTTCTTGCTTGTGTTGCTTCTTCTTTTGTTTCAAATAAACCCAAATAAATGTTTGCATAATTTTTGTATATATATGCACGCCATTTGTTTTGTTTTTCATTAAAACAAACACCTGTTATCCCCGATTTATTCTTTGATGATATTTTTTCAACACCACGATTAAACCGATTTAAAAAATAATCTGCTTCACGCAAATTAACAATTCTATTGTCATTCCTAATTCTGTTTATATGGTCAATGTGCATTTTAGGAAATTCACCGTAAACATAAAGCCAAGCCAAACGATGGGCTTTATATTCTTTTTTTAAAACAACTATTCTGTTATAGCCATTGTGTAATTTTTCACCAATTTTTCTACCATGATTTAATCTAGTAAAAACGCCAGTTTCAGGACAGTAATGTAAAATTTGCTTTAATTCAGATTGAGTTATCATATAAACATCCTTATTTAAAACTTTACTATATCATAATCATAGCCATCTTAATTCCTTTAGTTGATTAAATGTTTCCGACACTTCATTTAGAAAAGCAATAACAGCCTTTTCTGCTTCTGCAATATATTCATCATCGCGCAAAACGCGGACAATGAACAATTCCAAATCTTCACCCACATCGGGGCAATAGGACACAAAGTCCACAAATTTATAAGCATTGCCTAGGCAAGCCATTTGCCATTGCATTTGGGCGTAATACTGGCTTGGGGCTGTTCCGCGCAATACTGTTTCAATGTGGTTAGCAGGCGTTGGGCATTTGATTTCAATACTGCCGCCATCAACCAACCCATCGGGGCTTGCACCTGCCATTTCAATGGTTGGGTGCTGAACAAAGCCAACTTCATCAACCATAACGCCTTTTCTTAGTTCATAGGAAGCCCTTGCAAGCGGTTCTAACGCAGTTCCGCGTT